ATTCTATTGCCCATGTCTGCCGCGACGAGGCACTTCGCAAGATTTTAATCAGCGAAGGTCGAGGCAAACGCCAACTGAATGTTCTTGATTGGTTCGGAGGGGGGAGAAACATCAGTTTCACCCCAGCCTTCGGCCCTTTCGGGAAAACTAAAGTTGGCGGGAAGTACGTTTCCTCCAAGGTTGGATTGAAAATCAATTTCGTGATGAGCCCTGACACTGCAATTGCTGGTGACAACGGACGCACGATGACGCGTTGCAAGACGCCTCTCGATGGTTCTCTTTTCGATGTAGTATTCCTCCAGGATATCTACCACCATGGTCCCACTCCGAAGCATGCCTTCACACCCGCAGCCGTCCTTGAGTTAATCAAGCTCTGCGTGGATAAGCGCATTTACATCATCAACCGTACATTCTTTGGGTGTATGGGGGCTGATGACTTTGGAAATGGGAAAGAGGAACAGGTGTTTTATCGAACGAGTGACAATCTAATTGTGAGCTCGCCCGACCCCGAATCTGCTGCCTACGCGTGTCACCCCGACACCGATTGGTTGGCGATGTATCGTTCATACGGAGGTATCGACTTGTGTCCTTTACACAAAGTCGGTCCTTACAGCCTCGTGCGTTGTTCCGCCACTCTTGTGGGGGCGCAGCCGCTTGGGGTTCAAATTCTGCCTCAGGCAGACTTTGTCTGGATGGACTTACAGACGGCGTCGTGGTGGACTCGATTTTGCAATTGGATTGGATGCAGTCGCCTACCGAAAAAGGCGCGCATTATGCTAGGCATGGGAGAAGGGAAAATTCCCGTCCATGTTCCTACGCTAAACTTGTTCAGTTCCAAATTTGCCGTTAAGTCACCTAACGGACAAATTCTCGACAGTCTTATTTCAGCAGTTGAACGATCGATGGGGAAGGATCACCAGTGCAAAAGCATTGGTGCTCGTTTTCCTCAACAATATCGCGAACTGTTCCAAGGCACAATCAAAGCTTGCTTACACGGCGACCGAAAGGAATTTGGCGACAGTCTCTATGACTTGCGCTATTTCAATCGCGAAACCGAAATACAGCTTGCAGCGACGCGTGCAGCTTCAGGTCTTCGGACTCGTGGCTCTTGGAAATGGACTGCCATTGGCCTCGCAGCAGCGGGATTCGGCGCATATAAGGCTTTTGCTGGTGCGTACGTTATTCCTTCTCGTCCCGTCTTATCGGCGGTCGTTGAAGAAGCTGTTGCGATGGTCTCGGAGACTTCCGCTTTTGTGGGAGCCACCTATGAGTGGGGGAGGAACGTTTCAATAAATCCGTTGGGAGCAACGGCTACGTACGTCGGACATGGAGTTCTTTACATGTTAAGAAATTCGTGCGTAGGAGGGAGAATCGCATCTCTGATAGTTCATGTTGGATGGAACTATTGGGTGTCTAATCCCCGCGTGACCAATCTGTTTGCCAACTTCTTGCGTTGTTATCGCGAAGGAATGATCTTACCAGTGACAGCCCGAGGATGGGAGCCCCTACCCGGTGGGCTCTCTCTTCCGAGCTATGTCACGAAGATTTCAAGTCCTCCGGCGAAATTCCGCGGAACCATCGAAGTGCAAGTCGACAACGTCATTGTTGATCTTGAGAAGGCCTTCGAGTTGTTAGAATCGGACGAGTACGACAACCGTACATTTCCGATTTTGATTACAAACAGATTGTTGCATCAGCCAGCCAATTGTGCAAAGAACCTCTTGGCTGCCATAGTGCATCGTTTGCATGCTGATCCTTTTATTGACAATGTCAATACTGAGGAACAACGGCATGCAAATTGGAAGAAAATGGCGAACTTATTCATCAGCAACGGCCTTCTTTGGGAATTTCCCGAGAAGACCGTTGAGATGGAAGAAGTTTTCTTCCTGATGGGAAAGAAAGGAGAACGGATTCGCAGAGCGTATCTGAACATTTTGGACGGTCGTACAACGCGTTTTCGCAAGACGATCAATTTGAAATGGAATGAAACTCTTTCCGTTACCAAGGATATGGAGGGCGTGCTTACGATGAAGCCACGTGCGATCCAGAATCTAGAACCAGAAGTGCATGCTATCATGTCGCCTTTTGCTCGTGTGTTGAATTTCATTCTTCATTCGTGTTTTGACGGCCGGATACATACATTTGAAGGCCATGCCGTTCGTTTAGTTTTTGCTTCCGGATCTACCGGAGCGCAGCTCAACGAAAT